TTAAGAAATAAATTATTTGACGAAACTACTAGTAATGATAAATAGGTCATCCTTCTTAACCCTCACGTTTTAAAGGATTTATACATTGTGATAAAAGGAAAACAATAAGTAAGTTAAAAGGTAAACATATTGCTCCTATAACAGAGCCAAAACAATTATAAGTCCCCACTGTAGCGAATACCATTGCTATTATAAACACAATAAAGGCTAATATTTTTCTAATTATTTTCATTTTTAGTCCTCTTTAAATAATATTATTTGGATTTTAATTTTTTAGTTAAACTAATTGAATAACTATACAGCAATTGATCTTCATCAATTAATTTATAAATTATAGGCATATCAATATCTTTATACCTTTTACATTCTTCATGAGAATTAGATGTGGATTTAATAAATACTTCTTTTGTATTCAAATCGATTTCTAAAACGTCATTAAAGCAATACTTAAATGAATATTCATGTTTTGGGTTATCAAGTGTAGCTATGATTTTATTGTTATCCCAAGATTTTATATAATAATTTACTTCATAAGAGGTAAGATAATAATCAAGTTTTATACCATAATCTCGTAACACTGTTTCATGGATAGTACAGTCTTTGGTATCTTTATAGCAGTTTATTTGTACACTATGTGGAAAATTATAAACTCGATTACAGGTATCTAATTGTTCAGTACTTTGTTTACTTATGTGCTTCCAAACACCAGTAGCTGATACATAAGATGGGTTATTTTTTGGAATAATATTAAATTTCATATTTGCATTAAATATTATTAGAGGTCGTGTTTTATTAAATAAAACTAAATCTTCTAATTTTTCACAAGATGCTAATATTAACATTAAAGGTATAAATATTATAATTTTCTTCATATCTACTCCCCCTTATCTTTAATTATTTCCCATAAGATAGCAGCTGTTTTAAAATCTTTAGCTTGGTATAGAACATCGCTAATATAACTGAGTTCTATTGCGGATAATTTTTTAAAAAATCTTGTTTCCTCATCAGATAGTTCGCCTGTTTCTTTTAATTTATCAATCAGACAAAATATTTTCTGCGTTTTGGTTAATATGTAATTCATAAGTTCAGTCCTCCTTTTAGTTGAAATACAAAAACAGATATATAATTATTTTTATTTAATAACAATAATTATTTATACATAAAAAATAATTATTATTAAATATATGCTTAACTGTTGCTAAAATATAACGTTTATATTAAAGTTAAATTCTAGTTTGAGAACATTTTTTCTTTAATGGTTTAGGTGTAAACTTTAAACTACTAATCAAGGTTAAAATTATAATTTTAACCTTGATTTTTTTATTTATTACTTTATAATATGAATTTCGGTTGATTGTTTGATATGAAAAATATTTTTAATTTAATAGCATCTAATGCCAGTTTTATTAAAAACATCTTCATTCTCATAATATTAGGTAGACTATTATTTATTGAGACAGATAATTTATTATTAATTGCAGAAATAGTCGGTTCACTTTGTGTGATGATTACTGATTTATGCCCTAACCCTTATTTGGATCATTAATGTATTATTTAAACATAATCATTAAATTAATGATTATCTCTATATTTTTACCTGTTTAAACAAAAATATTATAAAAAAAAACCTGATTATAAACTATTAACCTATATTTTAATAGTTAATGGTCTAATTATTCCTGTTTGTACATTAAGATTAGACAATAAAAAAACAGAAAGTTTAGAGTATTTAATAAATATACTTACTTTATTATTTATTATTTGATTTATTCTTTCATTTGTCTAGTAACTTTAGAAGCGTTAAATGGAAAACTAGGTACAATATCTTTCATTTTATCTATAACATCAAACCTTTGTTTTACTTTCTTACGCTGCCTGCTTTCTTTCTTATATTTATTATCAAAATACTCGGAAATATAACGCTTCATGTGTTTGTCCAGCTTATCATCTTCTTTTTCTTCTTCATCTTCCTCTTCTTCGTCTTCATCGTGGTAATGTTCTTCTTTATTATTACCTTTAACTATTTTACGAATATGGGATGGATTTTTTAATAAAAGGTTAACATCTACTTCATTTAAGTTATAAGGAGTTTTTTTCTTAAAAGGTACTTTTGCAGCAGATTTCATAAAGGTTTTTGATGATAAGTTAGTAAAATTATAATATATTGGAAGTTAACTTTTTAATCAATATTTTAGTTTGGTTTATTTATGCCAATGACGTATCAGAGTCTGACTAATGATTTAAGTGTTTATATGCTTAGAACTGATCAACCTTTTATGGATAAAAGAGGTGATTTAATAGAACAAGGGATAATCAGGGTTTATAATAATGCCAAGGATTTGGGGTTTGAGATTAGAGCAGAAATTGTCAATAATCAAGTAGGTACTTCTACTATTAGAAAACCTGCTAATTGGCGTGAAACAGTTTCTATTCTAATGTTTGATAATGCTACTCAGACTACTTCTTACTTATTACCAAGAAGCAGGGAATTTTGCCTGACGTATTGGAACAACCAACAAGGAAGAAATAGTCGACCAAAATATTACAGTGATTCTGTTCTTAATTTAAATAATCAGGATTTACGAAATACATATGGAGAATTTTATTGGACTATAATACCTAATTTGGATCAAGCTTATACTTTTGATATCCAATATTTAGGCATTCCTTTATTTAATGAAGCTAATCCTGTTAACTTTTTAACTCAAAGATATCCTAATCTACTTCTTTATTCATGCCTTATTGAGGCTTCTATTTTTCTTGATAATGAAGAAAAAAGAAACAAATACCAGATGATGTTTGAAAAGGAACTTGAGACTATCAATAGAATGAACACTGATAGAAGTGCTGATAGAACTGTAATAAGAGCTAATAACTAAATGCGTATACCTTTAGTATATAAACCTGGTATTCAAAGAGATGGTACTAATTTTCAGGATCAATATTGTATTGATGGGCAATGGGTACGTTTTGTTGGTAATAACATAAAGAAAATGAAAGGACAATTGGAAGTATACGCTCCAAATAATGTTAAACCCATATTTTTAGATGTTTATTTTAACGGCAATGACTATGTGATGATTTATGCTACTACTTCACAGGTAAATAGATGTATTACTACTTTATCAGCTGTAACTAATGATAGACAGATTCTAAATATTCCAGATAACGCTTCAAGAACATGGCAAACAGCAAAATTCATAGGTAATGATGGTAACCCTTATCTAGCTTTACTTGGTACTTATAACGGTAATAACATGTTAAGTACTACTAACGGCGTATTATATTTTAAATCAATCAATAATGACGATGATTTCCAGAGTACCGCTAATCTAAATAATATTACATCAGGAGGCATTTTATTCTCTAACCCTTGTCTTTATTTATATGGTAATAACGGCACGCTTTTAAGAAGTAGAACATCTGACCCTTTAAATTTTGAAGGGGGTGATTCAGGTATTTATAAAATATCAGAGAATAAATTAATATTCGGTGCAAACATAAGAGGAGGTACTAATGCTCCTAGCTTCTTATTCTGGACTGAAAACTCAGTCATTTATTTAACCAACGTAGCTGACCCTACTAATGCTCAACAACCCGTGGATTTCCAAAGAGAGGTAGTTACAAATAATTCATCCTTAATATCATCAAGAGCTGTTGTTCAATATGATAGTCTTTTCTTCTGGTTAGGACTTGATAGGGTCTTTGTTTATAACGGTATTGTTGATAGTGTACCTAATGATATTAATTTTGAATATTTTCTAGAAAATGTAGACCTTAATAAAAGAGGTAAAATTTATGGCTATAGAATAGCACGTTATAGTGAAATACGCTGGGCTTATCCTGAGAAGAGATTTAGTAATCGCCCTGAAATAGGTTGCACTAGAGAACTTGTTTATAATGTAAGGAATAATAGCTGGTACGATACAGCAATACCACGTGATTGCGTTGTTGTATATGAGGCTACAGGCGATATATTCAGCTTTGGTGATAGTTGTACAAATTATCCATATAATCCTAATGCAGCTTATAATGCCATATGGAAACAGGAGGTTGGTTATAATGAGGTAAGAGGTAATCAAACTCGTAATATTCCTTCATTCTTTACAACACCTTATTTTGGACTTGCTGCGTTTAATCCGGCTAAAAACGGCAATTCTATAGATAAATATGTGGTTTTAGATCAGATTGAGCCTGACTTCCCTCCTCCTGCTGGTTATGATAGAACTGTTAATGATACGTTACTTATAGGTGTGTCTTATAAAAAATATGCAACTAAAATTAGAACATTAATAACACCAATAACATATAATTTGTATCCTGATATTTCACCTGGTAAAGTGGATTTAAGAGTTTCAGCAAGATTTATGACTATTACTTTTTCATCATTATATCCTTATAATGTCGGTACAATACTTATTAATTATAAAGAAGGTGATAATCAGTAATGGCATTTTTTCTACCTTATCCTAAATATATAAGTTTTAAACAATGGTCAGGTGAGGTTATAAAAATATATAGAAATGAAAGATTACCGATACCAAGAGAGGGTGAAGACTGGCAGGAATGGGCTAATAAAATAGCAGGTGTTGGAATATTTAGAACAAACGGCATCCCTTCTGCAACAACAGCTCGTGGTTCAAAAAAAGCTAATATGTTTAAGAAATGGGATGACTGGGCAAAAGCTGTGTATATTGTTATGATTAATGCAAAAGGTAAAAAGAAGTGAACTCTTTTTATGAATTAACACAAAAATACGCTATGGAACTTTTTGAATATAAAGAAGGAAATCTTTATTGGAAAGTTCGTTTGGCAAAAAGAATAAAAATAGGTGATATTGTAGGTCATAAACCTAATGATGGAGGAACTTTAAGAGTATTTATAAAAGGTAAAGGTTATCAAGTGCCACATATAATATTTTTAATAGAATATGGTTATTTACC